AGCGTGGTAAGACCAAAGGAAGGATTTGCTAATGGCGGGCCCAAAAAATACTTTCCTGACGGAAGAGCGCCTTAACGCGGCTAAGAGGTCTATGACTGCGGATAGAGTACGCCGTAAAGTTAAAGATGAACAAGAGCGCGAAGTAGAAAAAGCTAAGCCCGGTGCGCCGTACTACCAACCCAGAGACTCTGATACACCCGGCGAGGCATTAGCCAGAGCCAAGGGGCAGGGTAAATACATGATGGGTGAAGTATTGGGGTCTAAAGTAGATGAAGGCGTTCTTGCTCCCGCAGTTCGGGCTACAAGAAATGTTATGGCTGGTAAGCGTGGTAAAGAAGCTTTAGAAGATATTGTTGGTGATAAAAATTTAATGCGTGGTTCTAGTGAAGCGGGTAAACAAGCGGTTGAAAATTATCGTAACGCTATGGAAAACCAAAAAGAATACGGCATGAAAAAGGCGGCAAAGTTAAGAAGTACAACAGCGGCGGTACAGCTACTTCCAAGCCTGAGCCTAAGAAAGACACGATGCCCGAGTGGGCAAAGAATGAACGTGCTAATCGGAAGCAAGACGAGCTTAATAAGCGTGAAGCCGAAGGCGCAGCGAAAGAAGTTAAGCGCAACATGAGTACTTTTGGCCTTAAGAATGGTGGGTCAGCCTCATCCCGTGCAGACGGTATCGCTCAACGTGGTAAGACTCGCGGGAAGATTGTCTGATGCCCGCCAAGAGTGCAAAGCAAGAGAAGTTTATGCGGGCTGTGGCTGAGAACCCCAAGTTCGCTAAGAAGGTAGGAGTGCCTCAATCAGTGGGGCGAGAGTTCACTAAATCAGGAGGCGGTATGGCTAACACTTCACGTATGAATCGTTTGGAAGAGCTGGGTCGTGTGAATGCTGAAAAGGCATCGACAGCTAAAGGTAAGAAGAACCTCACCGCTGAGAAGAAGCGGATTGTTGGCGAGCTGAAAAGCGGCGCTATGAAGAAGATGGCAGGCGGTGGTCTAGCTGCTGGTCACAAGTCGGCTGATGGCGTTGCTACCAAGGGCAAGACCAAAGCTAAGCAGGTCGTAATGGCTGGCAGCAAAGGCATGAAAAAAGGCGGGTATTGCTAATGATGGCCTCACGCGGGATGGGTGCAATTAACCCAAGCAAAATGCCGAAGGCCAAGAAGAAGGCCCGACGGGATAACACCGACTTTACTCAGTACAAAGAAGGCGGCGTTGCTAAGTCTCGCGTGAACGAAGCTGGCAATTACACCAAGCCGGGTATGCGCAAGTCGCTGTTTGAGAGTATCAAGTCTCAGGCTACGCAGGGTACCGCTGCTGGTCAGTGGTCAGCCCGCAAAGCTCAGCTGCTGGCAAAGAAGTACAAGGAAAAGGGCGGGGGTTATCGTGGCTGAGAAATGGATACAGAACGCAATCAAGAAACCCGGCGCGTTGCGTGCTCAGCTTGGCGCAAAAGAAGGCAAGCCCATCCCCGCGAAGAAGTTAGCAGCAGCTGCCCAAAAACCGGGGAAATTGGGCCAAAGAGCGAGACTCGCCCAAACTCTGAAGAAAATGGGCAAGAAGTAAGATGAAAGCCCCGCAGCAAAGCCTGAAGGCATGGACGGAGCAGAAATGGCGGACAAAGAGCGGCAAGCCATCGTCAAAGACCGGAGAGAGGTATCTCCCGGAAAAGGCGATCAAGGCGCTAAGCCCAGCCGAGTACGCAGCAACGACGAAGGCAAAGCGGGCAGGAAAGAAAGCTGGCAAGCAGTTCGTCGCGCAACCAAAACGCATAGCCCAGAAGACCGCGAGGTTTAGATAATGGCTTTTACAACCAACACGACAGCGTTCAACCCCGACCTTAACGAGCTATTCGAAGAGGCGTTCGAGCGTTGCGGCTTGGAACTTCGTACGGGTTATGACTTCCGTACAGCACGGCGCAGCCTGAACTTCCTACTTGGTGAGTGGGCTAACCGAGGCATTAATCTGTGGACGATTGAGCAAGGCTCGATCAACTTGGCACAAGGGGTAACTACGTATGATCTACCTGTGGATACCGTTGATCTTATTGAACATGTTATTCGCACTGATTCCGGACAAGGCCCTAACCAGACTGATCTGAATATCACGCGGATTAGCGTCTCGACGTACTCGACAATCCCGAATAAGTTGGCGCAAGGTCGCCCGATTCAGGTGTGGATTAATCGTCAGTCGGGGCAGAAGGTCGGGTCTAACGCAGCTACGCCTAAGTATCCACAGATTAATGTCTGGCCTGCGCCAGATCAGGGTACGACTCAGCAGCCGTATTACATCTTCTACTACTGGCGGTTGAAGCGCATCTACGATGCTGGCGATGGTACTAACGTGATCGACATCCCATTCCGCTTCCAGAACTGTTTGGTGGCGGGGTTGGCGTACATGATCGCCATCAAGAAAGAGGGCGTCTCGGTAGATAGGTTGAATATTCTGAAGTTGCAGTACGACGAGGCATGGGAGTTGGCGTCGAGCGAAGACCGCGAGAAGGCTGCTGACCGCTTTGTGCCGCGTGAGTACTTCATCTCTTAACTATGGGAAACAGGTTTAGTTCAGCCAAGAATTCGATTGCGGAATGTGACCGCTGCGGGTTCAGGTTTAAGCTGAAGGTCTTGAAGAAGTTGGTTATTAAGACCAAGCAGGTTACGATTAAGGTGTGCCCGACATGTTGGGAACCTGATCAGCCGCAGTTGCAGTTAGGTATGTATCCGGTGCAAGACCCACAAGCAGTACGGGAACCAAGACCGGATTTAAGCTACAAGCAAGCAGGTTATACCGGGTTGCAGCTGACGTTGAACACAGACTTCGGTGATCCGTCAGGTGGTAGCCGGATATTCCAGTGGGGCTGGGCACCGGTAGGTGGGGCAAGCGGGAACGATGCAGGGTTAACGCCCAACGCTTTGGCTCCGGTGGGTATCGTAGGTAGTGTAACAATCTCGTAGGAGTTGATATGAAACACGAAGACATCAAGAAAGACAAACCAGCCATGGAAAAGATCGCCAAGAAAGCGGTCACACGCCATGAAAAAGCAATGCACGGTATGGCTAAAGGCGGCGTGACTGGTGAGGCTATGCGCAAGTACGGTCGCAACGTAGCCCGTGCAATGAACCAGAAGTCGTCTGGCCGGGGCCGATAATGGCTAAATTTTCACAAAAGCAGGGCGGCAAAGAAGTAGGCCAAGCTGCTGTTTATGCGGAGCCACATACCATGGACGGTAAAAAAGTTAAGGCTGATCTGCCATATACGGCAGGTGCCAAGGTTATGACTGAGATGAACCCATCAGTTGCGGGTATCTCTAAAGGTAACTACAAAGAGACCAAGACCAGCGGCATCAAGATGCGTGGCGCAGGTGCTGCCACTAAGGGAATTATGTGCCGTGGCCCAATGGCTTGAGGTGAGTCGTGACGTATAACGAACTGTTCATTGCGGTCAAGAACTACCTGCAAAACGACTTTCCCACAAACACGTGGACGAGTGCGGCGGCTACAGGTACGGGCGTTATTTCGTCTAACGGCGCTGAACAGATCAATCTGTTTATTCAACAGGCGGAAGAACGCATCTATAACACGGTGCAGATTCCGGCCTTACGAAAAAACGTGACCGGTGTAACTACCAACGGCAATCAGTACTTGTCGTGCCCATCTGACTTCTTGTCGGTGTTTTCGATAGCGATTATCGATGGGGATGGCAACTACGAGTACATGCTGAATAAAGATGTGAATTTTATTCGCGCAGCGTACCCTAACCCAAATACTGAGGGTTTACCTAAATACTATGCGCTGTTTGGCCCTACGGTAACGCCTAGTTTTCCGTCTTCAATAATCACAAATGAACTTAGCTTTATTCTTGGTCCAACGCCCGATGATGCTTATGACGTAGAGTTGCACTACTACTATTATCCCGAGTCGATTATCCAAGGGGGTATTAGTGCGCTTGATTCAGGGGCGCTTTACAGTGGTTCTGGATACACCAATGGGGTTTACTACAATGTACCCTTAACAGGCGGGTCAGGTTCAGGTGCCGCTGCGACTATTGAAGTATCTGGAGGTTCAGTTACTTCCGTAACACTAACGGCTAGTGGTTCTTCTTACGCTGGCGGCGACGGTCTATCCGCATCTACGGTGTACATTGGTAATGGTACTGGCTTTTCTATTAACGTACTGTCTTTAACCAATGTTTCTGGTACTTCATGGTTAGGCGATAACTACTCGCCTGTATTGCTTTATGGCACGTTAGTTGAAGGCTACACCTTCCTGAAAGGTGAGCAGGATTTGATTGCTGTGTACGAGAAAAAATACCAAGAGGCGCTTGGTCAACTCAACCGTCTGGGTACAGGGCTTGAGCGTGGTGATGCTTACCGTGATGGTCAGGCTAAGATTAAGGTGAATCCGTAATGGCTATCCAGCAAGGACTGACAAATAGCTTCAAGCAGGAGATGCTCCAAGCGGGGCAGAACCTTGCTACGGATACGCTCAAGATGGCGTTGTACACAGCGTTTTCAGATATTGGGCAGTTGACCACGGTATATACGACAACCAATGAAGTTGTAGGCACAGGCTATACCGCTGGAGGCGTGACTATGACCGGCGTGACTATTAGCACAGAGACTACTGGCCCGAATGCTGGGACGGTATATGTTGACTTCGCAGATGTGTCGTGGCCCGGTGCTAACTTTACCGCCCGTGGTGCGTTGATCTATAACGTGACGCGTTCAAATAAGTCGGTCGCAGTCTTGGACTTTGGTTCTGACAAAACTTTTACTTCAACCAACAACACCGTCACCATGCCAGCGAACACGGCAACGACGGCTTTAATTCGTTTGTTTTCCTTGAGGAGTGTAATCATGCCTATCGCAAAATCGCAAATGGGTGAGACTGTTCAGGCTGGCGTGGGCGCACTCACGACTAGCGATGGTCGCGTAAAACTAGGTGGTGTGTTTAAGGTCGAGTGTTTCGGCCCTGACGGTCAGAAGAAGTGGGAAGACAACTTCCACAACCTCGTCGTCAACGAAGGTCTGCAAGACCTAAACACCAAGTACTTTAAAGCATCGGGCTATACCGCCGCTTGGTATCTGGGCCTAGTGCTTGGCCCCGGCTCGGGCACGGTGTTCGATCCTACAGATACCCTAGCGTCGCACGTTGGCTGGACTGAGGACACTAACTATTCTGGTAGCCGTAAGTCTGTGACGTTTGGTACAGCTACGTTGGCTGACCCGTCTGTAATCGACAACTCAGCAAGCCCTGCGGTGTTTAACATCAACAACACGACAACGGTTGCTGGCGCGTTCTTAGCGTCGGTAGCGTCGGGCACTTCGGGCATTCTGTTCTCGGAAGGCGACTTCACAGGCGGCGACAAACTTGTGGCAAGTGGTGACACGCTGAACGTCACTTACACCTTCTCGGCTGATGCTGTTTAATTAAGGAGTAACTATGGCTACCATGTTTAAAAAGGGCGACACTGTTAAGTTGATTGCGGTAGTGCCGCAAGGCCCGGTTGAGGCTTTACGTATGGATGAGGACGGCAATTTTTCGTACCTTATTTCATGGACTGATACTAATGGCGCGGCGCATTCTCGTTGGTTTGATGAGGCAGAACTAACTGCCGCGTAAAAGGTAAAGGCGCATGTTTGGGTTTTCGGCTCTTTCAGAAGCGCCTTTTTCCGCGTTACCTGTAACCGGCGGGCAAGTATTATTTGTTACTGTAAGTGAAGCAGTAAACTGTTCTTCGGTAGAAAGCGGTGTTGTTACGTTTGTAGCCGCAAGAGCAGAAGCACTTAATGTAAGCGAAGTATTCGCGGCGCAAGTAGTATTTGATGGGCAGATTGATGAAGATGCGCAGTTTGACGCTGTTGTATCCGGAGCGCAAACCGCTGTTGGAGTAGTAGCTGAAACAGTTAATTTATTAGACGCAGTTAACGACGAGCGGTTTGTATTTGCGGATAGTGCTGAGTCTATAAACGTAAGTGTGGCGCTTTCAGCACAAGTAGTGTTTGATGGGCAGATTGATGAGGACGCACAGTTTGACGCGGTCGTATCAGGGCTACAGACAGCGGACGCGGCGGTAGATGAGCAAATAGATTTTAATGCTACGTTTGCGGCGCAAGCTAATTTTGTTAGTGCATTAGCAGAGTCTGCGTCGTTTAGTGCAATAGTATCTGGTGCTCAAACTGCTAACGGGTTAATCACTGAAGAAGGGCATGTCAGTAGCGCCGTAGACGCAGATGTTTTAGGTACGGCGGCTATTGATGAGTTTATAGAAGCATACGACCTGAACATTGCTTCTGCGGTACTTATTAATGTTGTCGAAGACCGTGTTGAGATGGTTAGCACGGTTTCCGGCGTACAGGATGCGTTTGGATCCATAGCAGAAGAAGTAGACACAAGTGTAACTTTTGCGGTACAGGCTAGTTTTGTAGCAACACAGTTAGAAGAAGTAGATGCAAGCGCAAACGCTGCGGCGCGAGTAGATTTTAGTGCTGACATAGATGAAGACGTTCAGTTTGACGCAACAGTTGCTGGCCTACGGATCACCTCTGCTGCGCGTAGCGAGTCAATAAATGTAAGTAGCACCGAAGCAGTACAAGCAGACTTTGTAGCAGCGCAAGATGAAGAAGTTAACGCAAGTGCAGCGGCTTCAGCGCAAGCGGACTTTAGCGTCAATATAGATGAGGATGTTCAGTTTGATGCGGTTAACACCGCCGCAGCTATAGTTAATGCAGCCCAGAACGAAACAGCGGAATTTAGTGATACAGAAGCAGCACAGGTTGATTTTGTAAGCGCAATTGCAGAAGAAGTTAATTTAAGTGCGGCTCAAGCCGCTCAAGCTGATTTTGCGGCGGACATTGATGAAGATGTACAGGTAGATAATGTACAAGTAGCAACAGCAAACGTACTTGCTGCAATACAGGAACAAGCTAGGTTCTTTGATTCAAACTTTGCACGGTACCTGTGGGAGCTTATCAATGACGCACAGAACGCGGACTGGCAAGATATAAATAGCACTACGACTCCGGGCTGGGGGCTGATTGGTACAGAGCAGACAAACAATTGGCAAAACATA